GCCATCTCAAAACACAGACTCAACATTCCCACCCCAATCATGGCGGGTGTCAGAACACCTCTCCGTCAGTTTGCGTCTTGTGTATTGGTTGATGTTGATGACACCCTGGATAGCATTTTTACTTCTGATATGGCCATTGGCCGTTATGTCGCACAGAGGGCTGGTATCGGTATCAACGCAGGTAGAATCCGTGGGATCAACAGTAAGATCAGGGGTGGAGAAGTACAGCACACTGGCATTGTTCCTTTCCTTAAAAAGTTTGAATCAACTGTACGATGTTGTACACAGAATGGAATCCGTGGTGGGTCAGCAACAGTCCACTTCCCAATTTGGCACCAAGAAATCGAAGACATCATCGTCCTCAAGAACAACAAAGGTACAGAAGACAATCGCGTAAGGAAACTTGACTACTCCATCCAAATTTCAAAACTTTTCTACGAACGTTTCATTACAGATGGAGAGATTAGCCTCTTCTCACCGCATGACACGCCAGGTCTTTATGATGCTTTTGGCACTGATCGATTTGATGAGTTGTATGTGGGTTATGAACAAAATCAGTCTGTACCAAGAAAAACTATCAGTGCTCAAGAACTCATTCTGGATCTCCTAAAGGAGAGAGCAGAGACTGGTCGAATCTACATTATGAACATCGACCATTGTAATTCTCACTCTTCCTTCAAAGATAAGGTTGAGATGTCTAACCTGTGTCAGGAGATCACTCTTCCCACATATCCTCTTCAACACATCGATGATGAACATGGTGAGATTGCTTTGTGTATTCTCTCTGCTGTGAATGTTGGTAAGATTCATTCTGACAAGGAACTAGAAGACCTCTGTGACCTTGCTGTAAGGGGCTTGGAGGAGTTAATTGACTACCAAGGTTATCCTGTAAGGGCTGCAGAACTTTGCACCAAGGCAAGAAGGTCATTGGGTGTTGGTTACATTGGCCTGGCACATTATCTTGCCAAGTTGGGTTTTAACTATAACTCACAAGAAGCATGGGATGCAGTTCATGGTCTTTCTGAATCATTCCAATATTATCTCCTAAAGGCATCTAATGAACTCGCAAAGGAGAAAGGACATTGTGAGAATTTTGGGAGAACTAAATATTCAGACGGGATCCTTCCGATCGACACTTATAAAAAAGATGTCGATGAAGTCTGTTCAATCGCACTACAACATGATTGGGAATCTCTTAGATCATCTATCCTTAAGTACGGACTCAGACATTCGACTTTGTCCGCACAGATGCCATCGGAGAGCAGTTCCGTTGTGTCAAATGCAACAAATGGAATTGAACCTCCTAGAGACTACCTGTCCATTAAGAAGAGCAAGAAAGGACCCCTTAAGCAAGTTGTTCCGTCATATTCCACCCTGAAAAACAACTATACATTGTTGTGGGACATGAAGGACAATAGTGGATATATTAAAGTGGTGTCTGTCATGCAAAAGTTTTTTGATCAAGCTATTAGTGGTAACTGGTCTTATAACCCAGAGAACTATCCAAACAATGAAGTTCCTGTCTCAGAGATGGCAAAGGACTTTCTTACCACTTATAAGTATGGTTGGAAGACATCCTATTATCAGAACACATATGATGGAAAGAGTGATGATGTGATTGATACTTCACAAAAATCAAATACAGAATTAGAAAATCTTTTAGACAGTTTAGATCAAACCGAGGAGGGAGAGTGTGACTCTTGCGCAGTCTGACTACAATTTTAAAGTTTCGCCAGTGGGTGGAAATAAGATTATGAGAGAAGTGGAAGGAATGACAGTGTTTAACACTGAGGTTCATGATTCAAAGAAACAACCAATGTTCTTTGGTAAACCATTGGGGATTCAGAGATATGATTCTTATAAGTATCCAGTGTTTGAAAGATTGACAACTCAACAACTTGGATACTTTTGGAGACCAGAAGAAGTTTCATTACAGAAAGACCGTGGAGATTATCACACGCTTCGTCCAGAACAAAAGCATATCTATACCTCTAACCTCAAGTACCAGATTATGCTTGACTCCGTTCAAGGGCGTGGTCCTGGGATGGCTTTTATTCCTTACTGTAGCTTACCTGAACTAGAGGCATGCATGGAAGTCTGGGGTTTCATGGAAATGATTCACAGTCGCTCTTATACACACATTATTAAGAACGTCTACTCAGACCCAACAGAAGTTTTGGACACAATTATCACTGACCAAAGAATCTTGGATCGTGCCAAAACTGTTACTGAGTCTTATGATGATTTCATCAATAGTGCTCAACAATGGGGAACTGGTAATATGTGGAGAGAGGATTGGAGAGGTTCACCTTCATCTGCATATGAGATTAAAGAACTTAAGAGAAAACTGTACAGAGCAGTTGCCAATGTTAATATTCTTGAGGGCATTCGTTTCTATGTCTCTTTTGCCTGTTCTTTTGCTTTTGGTGAACTCAAACTCATGGAGGGGTCTGCAAAGATCATCTCTCTGATTGCAAGGGATGAGAATCAGCATCTGGCTATCACTCAGAACATCCTCAACAAGTGGAGAGAGGGTGATGATCCTGAGATGAAACAAATTGCTCAGGAAGAAGAAGAGTGGGTCTATGCAATGTTTGACCGTGCTGTCAATGAAGAGAAGAAGTGGGCTGACTATCTATTCAAGGATGGTTCAATGATTGGTTTGAATGACACTTTGTTACAGAAGTATGTCGAATGGATTGCAAACCGTAGAATTAAAGCAATTGGGTTGAAACCTGTTTATGATGTCAGTGCAAAGAACAATCCACTTCCATGGACACAACACTGGATTTCATCTAAGGGTTTACAAGTCGCCCCACAAGAGACAGAAGTAGAGAATTATCTGGTTGGTGGAATCAAACAAGATGTTCAGAAAGACACTTTCGCAAACTTTGCATTGTGAAATAGAACACCTATATCCACACAATAAATCTCTGATAAGATTTAAGAGGTGGTCTGATTCCCTCAGACCGCCTTTTCGTTTTCTTGCCCATGCAGGACTTCATAAGTTTATGGAGTGGTGGTATAAACGTGATATCTATCTTCACCAGAAACCTCTGGATGAACAGGTAAGGATAATTAGAGAACTTCATGGTTCTAAAATATCAGATGTTGTTTCATCATCTGAACCTTATGTTTGGGATGGGGAGGACCATCACCACTAAATAGTCCAGTTGTGAATGATATGTGTGTGACTACGAGAACCCCTGGACCTTTTTGGAGAGACCTTTTACTAGTGATGATATTCTCAACTACTATGGTTTTGTTTATCTCATTACCAATCTCAGTAACCAACGACAGTACATTGGGAGAAAGGTCTTCTGGTTTTTTCGAAAGCCTCCTGGAAAGAAAAGAAAAGTAAAAAAGGAATCAGATTGGAAAACCTATTATGGTTCATCTGATGAACTGAAAGAAGATGTAAAACTCTTTGGTATTCACAATTTCAAGAGAGAAATTTTATCTCTTCATGAGACCAAAGGAAAAACAAACTTTGCTGAAACAGAAGCACTGTTTAAGAATAATGTCTTGACTGAGTCACTTCCAGATGGGACACCTAAATATTACAACTCAAATATTTTGTCAAGATATTTTAGAAAAGATTATTTTGAGACTTGACTGAGAAGAAAAAGACTGTTAAGATTGTAACAATCAATTTTTAAAGATGAAGAATTTATTAAAAGTTTTTGCCATTCCAACTATTTTTGTTTCCCTTTTGGGTTCACATCACCATCATCAAGAAGCAAAAACTGACACTAATGTTCAACATGTTGATTCTGTTGAGAAGAAGAAACTAGCTAAACGAAAACTTAAATGGGAATGTAGGAACTGTACTCCAAATGAAAAGATAGTTCTTGATTTCCTTCAAGAAAGAGGAATTTCTGATAAGGTTGCACTCTCTGTTATAATGGGAAACATTCAACAGGAGTCTATGTTCAACCCAAACATTTGTGAGGGTGGTGCACGTGTTTCCTATAACCAATGTCACAGAGGTGGGTTTGGTCTGATACAATGGACAACAGTGGATCGTTATCGTGGTCTTGGACACTTTGCTAGTAAGTATGGTGGTAACCCATCAGAACTCACAACACAACTTCGTTACATGGTGAATGAACCACAATGGGTCAGTGCAGAGAAAACATTCAAGAAAAAAGGTCTCAATCAAGGTCAATACATGAATGCTGCATATCGTTGGTTGGGTTGGGGTGTTCATGGAAACAGGACTCACTACTCCAACCAGTTTCTAAACCGTCTCTACCAGGTTGACCTCTGACTCAAGACAGGTTATATTATAAGGGTGGTTGAGAGACCACTGCGGTGA